TCCATCTTCGCCTTCGCGCCGGGGCGGGAGGACGCCATTCGCAGCCCGCGAGACTTCAGGTAGTCAATGGCCTCCATCTGCGTCATGCCGCGACTCATCAGGCGGTCGATTTCCTTCCAGATAGCCTTTGACCTCCGCGCCGCCGGCGTGGTCCTCAAGCGATCCTGCTTGGCTCGATCCCGTTCCTCTTGCGCCTTGCGATCGCGCAGCGCAGCCTCTGCCTGCTGACGCGTCTTGTACTGCTGGCCGATGGTCTGATTGGTGCGGCTGTCGTAGAAGGCGAAGTGCGGCACCTTTTCCCAGTTCGCGGCATCCGACTGCCGCACGTACGGAGCCGATCCCCCGCTGCTTGCCGTCGCGCCCGTCTGCTTGTTTCGCCACGTGAAGTCGGCGATCACCTCGACGCCGTCCCATTTGCCCATCTTCGCCTTCGCGCTGGGGCGGGAGGCGCGGAGCGTCAGCACAGACGGCTTGGGCTCGTAGTTGACCACCGGATACACGTCCACCACAACGGGCTTGCCCTTGGCCTGGGACTTCATGGCCTCCAGCATGATCTTGGCGTAGGCCTTGGCCTCGTCCAACGAGCGAGCGGTGCGCTCGCCCGCAGGATCGTTTCCCACGTGCGCCGCGACCGTGTAGATCGTCGTTTCTGCGAAGCGCGCCTTCGCTGGCGGTTCAGCGAGGATGCCCAGCCGCGCCTTGATCTCGTTCCGGGTGCTCATGCCGCCCATCGTAGCGTTCCTCCTTGCGGTCTACGCATTCACGAAGCCGGGATCGGGGATCTCGCGGCGGTCGATCACGCCCTGCCGCGCGCCGTTGTGCGCCCTGATCGCCTGGTGGTCGAGCGTCCCGTTCGGGAGCGTCCAGCCGTTGTCCATCGCGTCCGAGGCCGACACCGGGATCAGCGCGCAGCGGCAGTTGAAGCCGCAGGGCGGGGTGATCCCCATGCGGTCGAAGTCGGCCATCGTCCCCACGTAGCCGTCAAGCGCCCGGTGCGCCGGCCGCGTGCGGTTGTCCCGCGTGGCGCTGTACTCAACCAGCGGGACGAACGCCTGCACGCGCTCGTCGCGCAGCACCTCGGCAGCACCCTCCGTGGCTGCCCGGTTCGTGTTTGTCCTGAGCACGGTCTCCAGGCGCGCGCTCGAGAGCTCGACCCCCAGGCGCACCTGCGCCGTGGTGACGAAGTCCCCCAGGTTCATCGCCTTGATCTCCTTGCCCACCACGCTCTTGCCAGGGCGCTCCTCGATCACCCGGGCGATCAGCTCCTGCACCTTGGCCGTCTGGCCGGGGCTGAGGGCTGTCACGAAGAACGTATCGCTTACGATCCGTTTCACGGCCGAGATGCCGCCCGTGGCGTTTGGGCGCGACAGGACGCCGCGTAACAGGCCGTCCAGCAAGGGGCTGCGCTTGCGAAGGTCGATCAGGGCGTTCTGCCGCTCGTGGTCCCCAACCTCGCGGGCGCTGCGGCGGGCGGCCTCGACGAGCACCTCCCAGTCCTTGCGGCTGATGGGGACGCGCCGGCGGAACCAGTCCGCGATGGGCTTCATGGCCTCCCCGCCGAAGCCGTCGAGCTTCAAATCGGGCAGGGCGGCGAAGGTGACGGCGTCCCCGTCCTCGAGCATCCCTTGGACGGCCTTGTCGGGGATACGGGCCTTGGTGACGGTTGAGCGCGCCCCGGCGAGCCAGGAGGCCAGCAGGAGGGCGCTGGTGGCCTCGGAGAAGGCGTCCCAGAGGGCGGGGTCGTCCTGCCCGCGCACCTGGGCGGCGAGGGCTTGGCGGTATGACTGCTGCGCCTCGCGCAGGACGCGGCGCAGGTGCTTGTCGAGCGCGGGTCGCTTCATCGCTTGCGCTTGCGGAGGGCCACGACCTTGGGTGCTTCGGGGGCTGGTTCCTCGCCCTCGTCAGGCTCGTTCCCTTGCCCCAAGAGGGCCGCGAGGGGGTTGGCCCCGCTGCCACCCGCCTGACCGCCGCCGAGGACGGCCTCGCCGTCCTGGGGCTCGGAGAGGCCGAGGAGGTCGCGCACCTCGCGCTCGCTGACGCGGCCGCCCATCTGGGTGAAGGCCTGCACGGCCTCGAGGCGCTCCTTGACGTTCGGGCGCTCGGGCGCGAAGCGGAACTTGATCGACCGGGCCTCAGACTCGCTCGCGCCGAGGATGCCTGCCACAACGCGCAGGAAGTCGGTCGTGAACGACTCGCTCATGGCGTCCGCGTGGTAGCGGGTGACCCGCGAGAGGGTGTCTGCGTGGAGGTCGGCGACCCCGGAGCCCAGGCCCGTTGACCCGGCCTCGCTCGAGAGCGACTGCCCCAGGATCGCCTCCTTGAGCTTGCCGCTGCACCAGTTGACGAGGTCCATGAAGATCTGGGCGCGGCCGGCGTTGGCGTCCTTGATGTCGATGTCGTAGAAGCTCTCGTTCGGCCCGGTGCGGGGGAGGACGACCGAATTGTCGTTCACCAGGTTCTGCAGGACCGTGAGCATCTCGTTCTTGGCCGCGTCGTTGCCCGAGGGGTAGTAGCCCACGCGGATGCCCAGCGCATAGCGCTCGGCGTAGGCGGCGGCGTTCTGGAGGATCTCCTGCTTGAGGAGCCAGATGTACCAGCAGACGTCGCGCGCGCCCACGCCTCGGTAGACGGCCTCGCTGGTGTTGGGGTCGATGAAGTTCGGGGCCGCGGTGAAGACCCGGTGCAGGATGACGGCGCGGCGCTCGTTGTCGTCGAAGAGGTGGACGAGGCTGTCGAAGCCAAGGTCGGTGACGGAGGGCTCGTTGATGTACGCGCTGCCCACGCGCATGGCGAGGTTGCCGTACTGGTCGAAGGCGAGGGTGTCGGCGGCGAACGGCACCCACTCCTTGACGCGCACGCCGAGGACGGGGTCGCGGTCGTAGACGATGTTGGCGGCGCTGACGCCGTACCAGACTGCCTCGTGCAGGTGGCGGAAGAGGTCGCTGCGGCGGGGGATGTCGCGGACGATCTCGGTGAGGCGGTCGGCGAGGGCGACGAGGCGGGGGTTCTCCTCGTCGTCGGAGACGATGGCCCACTCAAGGCCCGCGAGCGTGACGAGGAGGGAGCGCAAGACGCCCTCGATGTCCGCGTCGGCGCGCATCATCGCTTGGTAGTTGGGGTCGATCCTGTAGGCGAGGCTCGAGTTCCGCAGCATCAGGCTGGCGGTGCGGAAGTAGGAGCGCTGCACCTCGACCGGGATGGCGAGCGGGGTGGTGGGTCCGCGCTGCGCGGGGGCGGGCGGTGCCTTGCGCGGCCGGCGGGCGGGCGGGAGGCCCGTGCCCGGGATGGCGTTTGGCATGATGGGGTTGGACTTGGGGTCTGGCATCGTCTAGATCCGCAGGCCGCGGGAGCGCGCCTTGCTCTCGGCGAGCTGGCGCTTGAGCACCTCGATGCGGGCCTTGCTGGCGGCGTTGGCGGCTGCGGCGGCCTCACGCTCCTTGCGCGCCTGGTCGCGGCGTTCGGTCACTTCGGCGAGGCGGCGGTCGAGGTCGGCGATGGTGTCGCCCTGCGGGCCTCGCGCCCGGAGCTCGTCGCGGCGCTGGCGTGCCTCGGCAAGCTCGGTGTCGATGCGGGCGAGGTCGGCGCCTGCGCGTCGGTCGCGCTGCTTCTGCTTGCGCTCGGCGTCCTTGGCGATCCTGCTGCGGGTCTCGTGGACGTACTGCTCGGTCACGGATCGACCTGCGGCGCGTGCGCGCTCCTCGACGCCCTTGGCGGTGCCGAGGGAGGGCTTGCGCGGCGCGGACTTGGGCTTGTCGCTGCCGCCGCCTGCGCTGCCGCCGCAGTCGTTCCCGGGCTGGAAGCCGCCGGGGCCGATGCCGCAGTTGAAGTTGGCCTTGGCGAAGATGCCCAGCCGACGTGCGATTGCATCCCTCGTGTGCATGGGCCGCAGTCTACCCCTCGTCACGTGAACATCCGCCGCTTGATGCCACGGTTGCCGAAGATGCGCTCGGCGCGCGTGGCGACGGTCATGGCCCCGCCCTGAGAAACGATGGCCCCCTGCGCGGCGAGCGTGCAGAGGTCGACCACGCAGTCGACGCAGTCGTCGTGGCTCCCGGCGGGGAAGGAGAGCATCTCGTCCACGACCGGGGCGAAGGCTTGGGCGACCTGGCCGTTCTGTCCTTGTGGGAAGGACAGTTTGCCTGCGGCCACGAATGGCTGGCTGGCGGCGGCCCGCAGGTGCTTGTCGGTCGAGCGCTCGACGGCCACCACGGGCTGGCGGCAGGACTCGCGGAACTGGTCGAAGACGCCCTTCTGCGGGCCGTTGGCCTCGGCGAGCACCATCGCCGCGCCGCGGCGCTCGACGAGCTCGCGGGCGAGGCGGGCGAACTCGGGGAACGACTCGCGCACGCGCAGGACGTCGGTCAGGTGCAGGTTTCGGTCCATCGACACCTCCCCCACGATGCAGACCGACCAGTCGGGGTCGTCGCGGTCCTGCCTGCGCCTGCCGTAGCCCCAGTCGATGGCGGCCACGGTGCGGCAGCCCAAGGGCAGCTCCGTGTGGAACTTGATCCACTCCGGGCGGAAGACGAGGAGGTCCGAGGAGAGGGGGACGAGTTCGTAGGCGCGGGCGTAGGCCATCGGCCCGAAGTCGCGGCGCTTCTGCTCGAGCACCTTGCGGGTGAAGACCTCGGGCCAGGGGCTCTCGGTGCCGACGCAGGGCCGGCGCAGGAGGGTGCCGTCCCGGGCGCACTCGCGGCGCCAATCGGCGGTGATGTCGTCGGTGTGGAAGGGGGTCGCCGACCGCCAGAGCCGCGTGGGGTGCGGCGAGGAGGGGTCGAGCATGGGAAGCCAGATGTTGGCGACCGCCTCCTTGACCTGTGCGCGCAGGGCGGGCTGCAGGACGGCGTTGCGGAGGTCGCAGATGTCGTCGAGCCAGAGGATGTCGGCGCGGCCGCCCGTGCGGCCGAAGACGCCGGATGCCTGCACGGAGGGGTCGCGGCGGGCGGGCAGGCCGGGTGCGGTGACGCTCCAGGCCATGACGGTGTCCTCCCCGGGCTTCAGGGCGACGTGGGGGAAGACGGCCCGGTAGCGGGGGCTGCGGATGATGTCGCGCAGGAAGCGGCTGGTGGCGGCCGCGCCGTCATCATTGCTGCCGATGAGCTTGAGGCGGGTGGCGGGTCGGTGGCCGAGCCACCAGGCGGCGAGGTAGGTGAGGGTTGAGGTCTTGGCGTGTCCGCGGGGGAGCTCGGCGTACCACGACTCATGGTCTGCGGCGTGGAGGATGAGCTCCTCCTGCAGGTCGGCGACCCGCCGCTCGAGCATGAGGGCGAGGAAGTCGACGGGGTCGTCGCGCGCCCCCTGGATGGCCTCGGGCGGGGTCAGCGCTTTCGCGGCTTTGCGGGGCATCGTCGGGCGCGGATGGTGTCGGCGACGGCCTTGAGGGCGGTTTCGGGGAGGTCGACGAAGGCCAGGTTCTCGGTGGCCGCGCCGGCGTCGAGGCGCAGGATCTTGTCGAGGTCGATGGCGGCTTCGCAGTCTTGGCGGCGCAGGGTGGCGATCAGCTCGGTTGCCCGGATGCGGTCGCGGGGGCTTGAGTTGGGGTCGGTGGCGATGGCGAGGATTTCGCGGGGCAGGGCGGCTGCGGCGTCCGGGGGGATCTGCCAGCCGTTGTAGACGGCCTGCTCAAGGGCGTGGAGGTGCTGCCTGTTCTCGCGGCGGGACACACGGTCAACCCCCCTAGTCCCCCCCACGGGATTCTGCGGTTCGTCGGGCATTGTCACCTCCTGCCCCATGCTACCGCTCGTCCCTCGGGGTGAGGGCGAGGTCGAATCCTGCGGCCTTGGCGAGCTTCACCACGGAGTCGAAGGTGGCCTTCCGGCGCCCGATTCGGGTTCCGGGGCCGCCGAGGAGGCATCGGACGGTATGTGCGGCGAGGATGCCCTTGGCCTCCATCTCGCGCGCGAGGGTTCCGCGGGTGGAGCCGCGCTGCTCGACGGCCTTGGTGATGGCGGCCTTGAAGGCGGCGTAGTTGCTCAGTCGTACCATGCGCGGGAGCATAGCGCGGTCAGGTGCGCCGCGTCCTCGTCATGTCCAGGTCGTGGCGGTTGGCCTCGACGAACGCCTCGAGCGCGGCGCGGACGGCGGCGCCGTCGATGATGCGGATGGACACGTCGGGCATCCGGTCGGCGGCGCGGTTCTCGAGGATGTTCTGCGTCTGGCTGACGAGGAGCCTGACGCGGGCGGCCTCCTCGTGCGTGCGGAACCAGAAGTTGACCTGCTTGCTCGTGCCGGGTCTCACTTGTTGTCCTCCTTGAAGCAGTCCCAGCCACGCCCTTCGGCATATCCAATCGCTTCTGCTTGTGCATGACACTTGCAGAACATCCGCCTCGCCTCGTCGCGCTCCTTCTGGGCGGCGTTGCGCTCCTGCAGGAGGCGCAGGGCGTCGGCCTGCCACCGTTCCGCGTCGGCCCTCGCCTCGTCGCGCTCGGCGGTGGCTGCGTTTCTTTCATCTTGTGCCATCGTCAGGTTGCGAACAAACTCCGCGTTCTGATACTTCAAGCACATTACATCGGCACGGAGTTGTTCAATGGTGTCGGCGGCTTCGTCCGCGATCAGGCTCATACAGTCGCGGCGCAGTCGCGTGGTGATGTCATCGTTCACTTGCCGTCCTCCTTGTAGCAGTCCCAGCCACGGGATTTCATGTACCTCATGGCGATCTCATGGAAACGATTACTGTCCACATACATCAGGACGGTGTCTGCTGAATCAACCATCGCTGCGAACTCACAACAAGAACGCCTCGCCTCGTCACGCTCGGCGGTGAGGCGGGCGACGATCTGCTGCCACGGCAGGGGGGCTTTCTCCTCCGTCCGCATCCCCAGGCGCAGGCCCAGCAGAGCGAGCTTGCGCTCGACCTCGGCGAGGGAGATCTCCCCGAAGGACCGGATCTTTAGCAGCTCCTGACGGGTCTTGCCGACGATGTCGCCCACGGTCTTGGCGCCAGCGACGTACATGATGCAGTTGCGGGCGCGGGTCGAGAGGTCGAGCAGCTCGATGGGCCACTTGAGGACGTCGTCCTCGAGGTCGGAATCGGTCATTGCTTCCTTGCCTTTCGCTTGGCGGCGTGCGCGAGGAACAGCCCGATGCGCTGTTCTGCGCGCGCGAGGGCGCGCTTGAGCTCGCGGATGCGGTTGGCGGCCATGCGGTGGCCGTCGTGTTCAAGTCGTTTGGTCAGTTCCCTGTCGCAGGCGCACATGGCTTGTCCTCCTGGTAGCAGTCCCATCCCATCCTCCGCGCGAGCTCGGCGGCGGTCGGGCGTTCGTCCATGATGACGGCGCCGCTTGCCATCCATTCGCAGTAGCCGCGTCGGGTCTCGTCGCGCTGGCGGCGCAGCTCGTCGCGCTCCTTCTCGAGGCGCAGGACGCGGTCGACGGCCTCCTCGATGGCGTCCATGAGGAACGCCTTGTAGATGCCCTTGCCTTCAATGGCCTCGCGCAGGCGATGGACGAGGGTGCGGTCGCGGTCGGTATCGGTCACGTGGTGGCCTCCTGGTAGCAGTCCCAGCCCCGCCGCTCGGCGATGCGCTGGGGGGTCTTGGTGCTTTCGTGGCGTGCGAGGATCTCGCAGAAGTCCCGGCGGGCGGCATCGCGCTCGGCGTGGGCGGCGTGGATGGCGTCCTCGAGGCGGTCCATCTGCCCCTTGACGCTTCGCACGGCCTCGTCCCGGGCGTCGTCGCGCGCCTCGACGGCCACGCTGTACTCGCGGAAGAGGTAGGCGATGCACTCGGCGGCCTCGCAGGCGATGTCCCAGTTGAGGCTGACGCTCTCGGAGAGGAGCCGGCGGGCCACGTGGTGCTGGGGGAGGCCTGCGTCCCTGACGGCGTCGAGGGCTCGGTCCTTGCGGAGGTTCATTGCGCGTCCTCCTCAAGGTCGACGGCGGCGTCCTCAAAGCAGTCCCAGCCCTTTTCGCGGGCGAGGAGCACGGCGGCGCGGGGCAGTCCCATCATGCGGCGGTAGTCGCTGTCGACGTTGCAGAAGCCCCGTCGCGCCTCGTTGCGCTCGCGCTTGACGATGCGGAGATCGGCGTCCACGCGGTGGACGCTCGCGTTGAGCTGCGTGATCATGCGCTCGAGCGTTTCGCGCTCCTGGCTCATGGCGGCGACGATGACGCGGTGGCCCATGCGGGTCTCGGCGAGCTCGTCGCGCAGGCGCTCGATCTCGCGCAGGAGTCCCGACACCACGTCAGGGCTCGCAAACGAGGAAGCGGGGAATGTGGGGGAGTGGGATGGCTGGTTCATCGGGTTGCCTTGGCGCAGGCCTTGGGGTCGAGGAGGCCGGGGGTGATGAGGGCGTAGCCCTCGGACGGGAGGTGCTCGACGCGGACCCCGAACAGGTCGAAGGCGCGGTCGATCACGTTGTTCACGGTGCGCGGGGTGACTGCCCAGCGCGCGGCAAGGCGCTGCCTGGGAACGGGTCGGCCGGCGGTCAGGGCGACCAGCTCGGCGATGCGGTGGACGAGGCGCTCCGTGCCTGCCCTTCGTTCGGTTCTCATGGGTGTCTCCTCTGGTGTTCGGGAAGCCCCGGGCCGTTGGGCCGAAAACCACGTGGGCGGCTCCGGGGATCGGCAACGCGCCGATGGCGGGGAGTATGCGGGGGCGTATAGTGGCCCGTCAAGGGGGTGAAAGGAATATTTCACAGGATTTCTTTCAGGCCGGGGCGAGCATGGCCGAAGGAGGGGACATGATCCACTTCCTTTCCCTCATCGTCATCCTGGCAGTCGACGCACCTGCGGGCTATGACCCCCGCCCCATCCTTGATGCCATCCGGCACGTGGAGAGCGGGTCGCACCCTGACCCCGAGAACGCGGTCGGGGACGGCGGGCGCGCCCTCGGCCCCTACCAGATCCACCGCGTCTACTGGCAGGACGCCGTCGAGCACGACCCCAGCCTCGGCGGGTCGTACGAGGACGTGCGCAATGCCGCCTACGCCGAGCGGGTGATCCTCGCGTATTGGAACCGCTACGCCCCCGACTGGCGGGCTGAGACCTTGGCGAGGGTCCACAA